GTCTCTTCTAGTACCATTGGTTCTAGCAGCAGAAGCAGATCCGTTTGCGCCGTCAGATGCTTTGTTCACATTGGTTTGATACCAAGTTTCTAAAGACCTTGTTTGACGCGCAGCTGAAGCTGTACCTGTTACTTTAGCAATATTCTGTGTAAGGGCTTCTTCCATATCTCTTTTGAGGGCTTTTGCCATCAAAGCTAATTGGTGAGCCATTTCAGAATTTTTGCCAGCAGCATCAGATGCTTCTTGCGATCCTGTTACTGTTGCATCTCTGGAAGAGATCATACATACATTAGATTCTCTGACAGTAGCAGTAGAAGCTGTTCTACTTAACTCAAAACCCTCTAACTGACCAGTTGAGGATGGAGTTGGTAGGCTTTCTGTTTGCCAATCAAAGACCACATTACTTACATTACTTGTACCGACACTTGATAAAAAAGGTGTTTGCATTGGTGATATGTTATAGATTATATCACTTAGCTGTTCTCTATCGGCGGTAGCAGTATATGTATCAAAAGCGTTAGTTACTTTTGCCATTTTTTTACTCCTTAAAAATTATATTATTTTTTCAAATACTTTAGCCGCATCTGTAATTTTTCCAGATTTAGCCAACTTTTGTTTTGCTTTAGTCACAGGAGTTGCCGTTTTTGGTCGGTTTGTCGTACCAGGCCGTGCCACCTTTCTTGCTGGTGCTTTTTGTGTTGGTTTTTTCTTTGTGGCTGCAACTGTTTTAGAGTTCAGCCAAGCATTTCTCAAACCAAGTAAAGCACGATAATCATAAACCTGTTGTATCTCTTGCGGTGTATATTCCAACACTTTAATAGCATACTCGCTTATAGCAGCTTTTTCTTTGGCAGCAACCTCTGGGTTTTGCCATTCTGGGATTAGTTCAATGAGTCTTTGATTGCCGTATTCAACTTGTTTTTTGATAAGTTCTTGCTGTTTTTGGATTTCTTCTTGTTTGATTCTTTCCTGTTCAGCACTTACTGCATTCAATTTTTCTTTTTTTTCATCCCAAAGTTGCTTTTCGCGAACATAACCAACAGGATCATCTTTATAAAGTGTGTCCCAGTCTGGCTCGTTTGCCATTTCGCCCTTTAATTGGGCTTCCATCTTCGGTAACAACTGCGAATAAATCGCATCCCTTTGCGCTACTTCTTTGGCTTGCTCTTCAACAGTTTTTCGCTGTTGAGAGAGTTCTTGTGTTTTGCGCGTATAATCTTGCTGACGAGAATAGCCATTGATAAGTTCTTCTTGCGTGACCTGCTGTTCTATTCCGTTTACATTAACTGTAAACATTTGAGGTTGCTCGATTTCCTCATCAATATTTGTTTGTTCTTCATCTAAATTTTCGTCCTCTTCTATAGATTCTTCTTCGACTTCTACATCTTCTTCAAGACTTTCAGTTTCTTCTTCCTCTATTTCAGGGACATCTTCGGTAGGTGTTTCCACCACCTCAACTTCTTCGTTTACTTGCTCTTCTTCCTTATCCTCTTCGGGGGTTAAAAAACTTTCAAACATAGCGGTAGTTGTTTCGCCTTCTGTTTTAAGTGCAGTCGGTTTTTCCGTTGTTGCCATATAAATACTCCTTTACTGTATTTATGAATATTTTAAACCAATATTCTACAAAAAGGGAATATTTATCCTATATTTCTAATTTTGTTGATGTGTGTTTTTGTGAGTTTACCTTTTTCTACCATAATGCGTAGATGCCGTTCTACTTCAGGTAATAACAATAATGATCTGTGTAAATCTTCTCTGATTTGTGTATCTTTAATATCTCTGGTGTTTAACCAAATATTTGTATATTCGTTTTTTAAATTTTCTAGTGCTTCTTTAAAAACATCAGAATCTAGTATAGCTTCAGCTTGTGCAGCTTTTACAGCTTCTTCATGCGTTATGCTCATGCAAATAAGCCCATTGGATTTTGACGCTCTATTGAAAATCTGCCACCTGTAGGCCCTTGTTGCAAATCAAAAAGACCTTGTTCAAGACTTGCCAATCTTTGGTCAAAAGGTGTTAGATCAGGCATCATTGGCATTGTTGGTATATCAATATTTTGTATTGCTTGGTCAATATCTTTTTGTGTTACAAATTTTGAGACATCTGGTATCTCGGGCATATCTTGTCGTTCTATAGAGAGCCTACCTCCAGTAGGGCCTTGCGATAACAAAGTATCAATTTCGTCTCTTGATATAAATTTTGTTAAATCTGGTTGCTCTTGTGGTGGTATTAATGATGATATTTCATCACGCAAACCTTGTCGCAAAACATCTACATCTATTTGCGGTATAAAATTAAAACCGCCTAAAATATCTCTTGGCGGTGGAAAACGCATCTGATCTTGCAGTATTGTTATATTGTCACCTCTGCCACCACCAATAATATTGGGTGGTAGTTGTGAATAATCAGGTGATGTATCATCCATAATTATATCTTGTTGCACAGGTGGTGTTGCTGTTGTTGTCACAGGTGCATTCAAGTCCATCTGTGTAAAACCGCTTGGTTGATCTGGAGAAAAACTTACTCCTGGTGCAATAACTTGTTCCATAGGTAGTCCGCCAGCTATTGATCTAGCATAATTAAAACCGCTAACAAAGTTTGGATCAACAGTCGGTGTGATAACTGGTGGTCGATTTACTGGTGGTAAACCCTCATCTCTTATATTTGGTGGTAACATTCCTATTGACATAATTTACTTTACCTTATTGTTAAATGTTAGTCCAATCTTTGCACTCAAAAAGTAAAGCCTCGCTTTTTCTTCTTTTAACCAAACCCTCATTTACAACGCCTTTTACTTTATTCCATCTTTTAATCTGTTCTGGAACATCTTGATATTTACCATCATTAAGAACTTTGAGCATAGTAGATGACTTTAAATTTGAACCACCTAAATTAAAAGTCCATGATACCAATGCGTCAAACTCGTTTTGTTTTATTGGTACAGTTACAGCATCATTTACAGCATCTTCATACACTTCAACATCTTTTTTCAAAAGTTTCTCAGCATCTTCTTGTGTAATTTTCATGCCTTCTTTTACATCTTTTGTTGATCCATACCCAATAGTCCAAACCCCAGCTGCACATTGATAACTTTCTAATTTACAGCCTTCGTAATGTTTTATAAGGGTCATGCCCTCTTGTGATATTTTCATATAATTACCCCCAAACTTTGGTTTTTGTTCCGCCGTCATAGTCAACGGCAAGATTTTCTTTTTTAAGTAATTCAGCAACATTTCCTTGTTCGCAAAATATATCGCCTAATACTCTACCATATTTATCAGTCCCATACGATTTCAATGTTATATCCCCGACCAACCATTCTTTTAATTTTGACTTAGCAAGCAGTCCAAGTTTTTTTTCTTTTGCTCTATGTGGTTGTCTTTTTGTGTTAATTCGTGATTCTGGAGTGTCAATGCCTGCGATACGCACAGATTTTTTATGCAGTTGAACAGAAAAACCTAGATCAATAGTTTTTAAGCGAACTGTATCTCCGTCAATAACTTTTTCAAGTATTACTTTGTATACAAAAGCGTCTGGACTTGTCATTTATCATCAGGCGTATGTGAAGCACCAAAATAAAAAGATATGATTGCACTTGCTAAACCACCCAGATAACCAAGCACTAAATTTATAAGTGCCTCGCTGTTTTGCTCTGGTGGTTGTAGTGTTACTAAAAATATGTAGCCAAGAAAACCCCCTATGGTTACTAAGCCTATAATTCTTGCAGTCCAATCTTTACTAAACAAACCTCTTGCGTTTTGTTTGTCTTGTGTTTCTAATTTAAAAACATCAACATCAAGTTCCTTCATTTTAACTTCAAAATCTTGTTCAGCTTTTTTAAGTTCAAGCATTTGTTCTGGTGTTGCATTTTGTATTGCTTGTTGTATAGATTTTTGATCGTTTGATACACCCAAAACATCAGCAATCATATTTGCTGCCATGCCACCCATAGGTCCGCCTAAGGCTGTACCAAGAGTAGGTGCTACTGTACCAACTATATTTTTAAGTATATTTTTCATATTAAACCAACATTGATGTTACAACTGCTATAGACAAAGCGCCAAGAAAACCAAACACGCCAAAGGTTGCAGTTTTTATTGTTAAATTAATTCTAGTAATTTCTTCTTTGATGTCTGAAAATTCATTGAAAGCGGTTTTCCAACGCTCATGTGATATTGTTTCTAACTTTGTAAGCCTTTCTGCAACATCTTTGACTGTCATTTTTTTTATTGTCATCAGATAGTATATATTTTCAAATAATCTTTTTTACCTTTTACTTTTATAGGTTTTAGTGATTTTAACTCAAAATCACAATTTTTTGCAGTATTTTCACCAATCAGTATATCCTTGCCAACTTCTTTAGTTGCTGATTCAAGTCTTGCGGCTGTATTTACTGCATCACCAATAGCAGAATAATCAAACCTTGTATCTGATCCCATGTTGCCTATGACTGCCTCACCAGAGTTGACACCAATACCAATTGCAACTGGTTCTGGTAAAGTTTTTTGTAATTTATGTATAGCTGTTCTCATATCTTGTGCGCAAGCTATTGCTCTTTTTTCATGTTCATCAATGTCCAGCGGCGCATTAAATATTGCCATACAAGCATCACCTATAAATTTATCAACCATGCCACCATGAGCTTGTATGCAAGTTACCTGTTCTGTCAAAACTTTGTTCATAATATCTGTCACTTGTTCTGGTGGTAATTTTTCAGATAGATTTGTAAAACCTCTGACATCTGTAAATAAAAAAGTGCAGTATCTTTTTTCACCACCAAGTTTCAAAAGTTCTGGATTGTCTTGTAGTTGTTTTACTTGTCTAGGATCAAGATAATGTTCAAATTGTTTTTTGATCTGCTGACGCAGTTTATATTGTTTTTGGTAGTTCAGATAGAAAGCAATAGTAGATGTAAAGATTTGTGATACAAAAGTCCATGAAAAATCCAATAAAATGCCCTTTTGGATGCTAAAAACGCCTGAGAAGCCCGTAGTGAGCAAGAAAATTACAACTATACTTGCACCCTTAACTACATTGAAATAATTGATTGTGAGCCATGTCAGAGTGACAAAAATTGTCAAAATCAAAATTTCGGCCGCTTTTGACCAATCAGGTATGTATGGAGAGTTTTGCACAAGTATTGATTCAGATAATGCAGCTTGAACCTTATGTGGTTCTACTAAACCAACTGGAGTTGCAATTTGTGGCATAACGCCATTTGCAGTTACGCCAACAAAAACAAACTTACCTGCGACATACATTTGTTCAAGAGTCGTTTGTGGAGTATCAACCCAACTAATCCACTTACGACCTAAACTATCTGTTTTGACTGGAGGTATTCCTCGTATTGATATTTCTTCAATACCATTATCATTAGTTTTTATAATGTAAGTTTCTACGCCTAATAAAGATTTATATATTTGCGTTCCAAAACTAGGTATCCATTCGTTGTTTGGTGTTTTAACCAATAAAGGTATTCTACGAACTAGATTGTCAACATCTGTGGGAGCAACGGCTAAACCTTGTAAAGCGTGGTTTGAAAGTAGAGGTAGGTTTTCCTTCACTCCCGAAGAAATTATACCACCATTATCATTACCAATAACAACTGTGCCTGGTGAACTTGGATAGTTGCCACTGCCATCTTCAAACATAGCTAAAACAGATGGAGCAAACTGTAATGATTCTGCAAATATTTCATCACCGCCCATACGATCAGCTTGTGGAAAACTTACAACCCAGCCAACACCTATTGCACCATTGTTTATTAAATCTAGCTGAATCTCAGCTAATCTTTGTCTTGGTAATGGCCAACCACCTTCACGCTCTATATCATCTTCAGTAATATTAAGTATGACAAAATTGCCTGATTCTTCTGGAGTCTTGACAAAAACATCAAACACTTTTAGTTTTAGTATTTCTGTAGGCGTTGATTCAAAGATCAAAGGCAAAGAAAGTAATATAAGTAAAGGTAATAATAGTTTGTTCATTTAATCACTCTGAGTGATAGTAATTATACTATCGCTACCTCCATTTATTTTAATGACATTAGATACACCATCTTGTATCAAAATTACTGTATAAGCATTACTGCCATTGACATCAACTCTTACGCTTTCATTTACCTGCCTACGCAAACTAACAACATTACCTGTAATCAAAGCAGTTATTTGTGTGTCTGGATCTTTACCCAGCAAAGTACCAACAATTTGTGTGCTTGTTGCTTGTGCTAGCACATCTTCATCTTCATCTATTGCCAAAGCATCTAATACATTTAGCAAATCTTCAAGAAAGTTCACATCAAGATAATTAATATCAAGTTCAGTAAATTCTAAACTATCATTATCTAAATAATCTTCTGCTAAATAATCTATATCAAGATCATTAAAATCTAAGACACTATCTGCTCTTGTTGTAGTAGTTTCTTCTTGAACCAATGCTTCTTCTTTTGGTGGTGACACTATCAACATATTATCAATAATATCTAGTGTCAGATCCAAAATAACTGGTTTAGTAGGTGCTGATTCAAACACGCTTACAGTTGTTGCCTCGTAGGGTTTGTTAAGTATGACAGTTCCCATAGCTGTAACAACTTCTATTTCACCACTAGATAAACCAAAAGGATCTGGTAAAAGAATAATTAGACTTCTGCCAAGTTCATCTACAGTTGCAGTAAAGTCTGTGCCACGAATAGCTATATTTGCTGTTGGTGTTTTGAGTGTTATGTTTTGTTTGTCAATACGATTGAGATTGCCTGTAATAAATCTAGCCGTGCCAAGACCAAAGGTGAGTGCCATTTTTGCTTTGCTTGGGTCTGGATCATATATGTATTCGTCAATAAGTAATTGTGACCATTCTGTAAGTTTGACAGTAGATTCATCAAGAAAAGTAATTGCCATACGGCCATCTTTGGTTATGGCCTCATCATTGCTTTGTATAGCAAAATCAACATCAGCAACATAGGATTTATCTCTGACTATTTCGGCCGTGCCGTTTAGTTCAGATATATCTCCAATATCAACAGCTTGTGCTTGTACCTTGGTCGTTTTGAATGACGCAAACAGTAGAAGCAGCAGTACCAGAAATGGATATGATTTTAAGCCAGTCATTGTCTTGGGTGCTTAGTTGTGAGATATTAAATGTTCTTGATCCGCCTGTGTGGTCCAAGTAAAAATATCCTCCAGCTGATGCTGTAACACCTGTGCCAGTATAAGTAACAGCATTATCTGAACCATCAATATCCATATAATTAGTTGCGCCATCTATATTTATGTTTGAAGTGATATTGTTGTTAGATCCGTTAATTATCCAATCTAAATCTAGTTGTGAAGCCAAAGCGGTTGTGCCTTGGTTTAAAGTAAAGGTATTACCACTACCTGTAACATCTACATACTGATTTGATCCGTCAGAACTATAAGTATCTGTTGGATCTACTTGAATGGTGAAAGTATTAGTGCCACCATCAAACTCATAAAAACCTGTAAAAGTATCAGCAAATATGTCACCAAGAAATTTATTTGTCGCACCAATCATGTTTATATCTAATGTCATGCTGTTGCCATCTAAATCTAAGGCTGTAAGATCACCAGCTGTAGAATTTAAACCGCCAATAATATTTGATATACCAAGTTGTTCCAGGTCTATGTTTGCACCTGTACCTGATTGATCTATGTAAATTTCATTGTCAGCCGCGTATGTTGTCAATGCAGTCAGCATCACAATCAGGCTTATTAATTGTTTCATGTTTTAATTCTACTCCTTCATTATTGTTTTGTAAAACCCAAAAACCTTTTTTATAACCTTGTTCTATAATCTCTAAGACAGCGCCCTCTATAGCTTTCATCAAAGCTATGGTTGATGATTCGTTGCTGGCGTTACCAAGTTCTATTTCAACTAACTCGGTGTTTGCCTCTATGAATCTAAATACATCTTCAGATTTACCATAGCTAAATATAGTTTTTTGACTCAAAACTTCTAGCAAAACCTCACCAGTTGCAACAGATACCATACGCAAACTTACAGTAATATTATCCTCTCTGTATTGAACGCTATTGCCAATGCCTAAATATCTTGCACCAACACCGCCACTTTCTAAATTAGCTTCATAAGAAATCACAGCGCCTTCAATCAATATACCAGCAAACAACAAAGGTCTAAGTGCTTTTTTCTTTTCTTCTTCTGTTGCTGTCTGTTCTCTTGCTGATCTTATTAGTTGACGCTCTTTGGTTAAATTATCTAAACCAACTCGTTCAACAACTCTAAAAAACTTGCCGTCCCCAGCATGCTTCAAGGCTCTTATTAACAAAGCATTGGGCTGTTGTGTAATGGCTGTACTAAACAAAGCAAACTCACTATTGCTTTTTCTTTGTCCTGTCTGATCTGTAAAGGCTGTAGGATAAACCGCCACTACAGGACTCACTAGGGGAATTGCTGCGTTTTTTAACTCAGGGGATTGCAAGTCCTGTATTGACGCTACATCTTTTGCTTCAAACCTTTGCTCATAGGTATCGTCTAGTTGGTAAAATAAAGAACAACTAGAAAGTAAAAGTACCGATAGGTATAACGATAGTTGTGACTGTTCCATCTGACTCAGTTATTGTAAGGGTTAATGTTGTGCCATCACTTGTATATTCTATGGTATTACCCTCTAAAGTTATAGTGCCAGAGCTTTGTGGCGTTTCACCAAATAAATTATTTACTAACTGTCTTGATAGTTCTGCATAGACTCTTGATTCAAGATTACGCATAAATCTAGCAAGTGTAGAGTTTTCTTTGTCCCTTTCAATTTCATCTTGTAAGGCTTTAATTTCTTCTTTTATTGTAAGTTTGCGGGTATATTCTTGATTTTCTATGGTTAGATAATGACTTGATGTGCCTATGCCATTAAAACTTGGCGACTTAAATTTATGAACTATCTGATCTGCTTTTATATTTATTGCAATCATACTAATAAATAATAAAAATCCTATAACACATACTGCGTATAAAATTCTTAGCTTTTCTATTTCTTCTGCTTGTATTTGTTTTTTAGTCTTTCCTTTGGTCATCCCTGTCCGCCTTTGCTAATTTTTCAATATCAATTAAGTTTGGAACACCTAACAAGGTTTTTAACAATACATCCTGTCTGATACTTTGATTGTCAATGGCTCTGACCCTATCAATAAGACTTACAATAATGCCATATTGACTGTCTAATTTAGTTGTCACGCGTTCTTCCATAGTATCTAAACTTGTTTGTACCTTGTCATCTAAGGTATCTAACTTAGTTTCCATACCATCTATGATCCTGTTGATAAGTTTCCAAACAAAAACTCCAAGACCAAGCGCTGCCGCTATTGGAAAACCAACCTCGGTAATTAGTGCAACAGCATCGCTCATTTATGAGTTTTTATAACTTCAAAGTCTGCTGTTTGTGAAGCCCCTTTGTGTGGCACAAACTTACCTTTGTTTTTCATTAATTTGTAAGATTTACCAACTTTCATAAAGTGGTAGCCTTTTGGTGCTTTTACTTTCATTACTTTTTCTTTTTCTTTTTGGCTCTAAGTTTTGCAAAATCAGCACCCGTAATTTTATTACGAGGCTTTGCTACCCGAGCAAGTTTTTTTTGTTTGGGTGAATATTTTTTAAATGGCATAATTATTTACCTTTTTTCTTTTTACCTTTTTTCTTTTTCTTTTTTCCTGTGTGATACATATTACTTCTCCTTTTTCTTTTTAGTTGTTTTTTTTACTCTAACAGTTTTGTAAGCCTCATTCACCTTTGGTGTAGACTTATCGTCAGGTATGTATTGGCCTTTTTTGTTTCTGGTTCTAACTTGTACCTGTTCTGTATTAGTTAGTTTACCCCATAAGTTACTAAAAAATTTCATAATATTACTCCTATTTCTTTTTTTTAATAATGGTTTTTACATTTGTTGGTTTACCACCAACGCCTTGTTTTACAGCCCGCTTTCTTCTTACTGCACTAGCTATTTGTTTTGCCGTCATTTTGGCAGCTTTTGCTTTGGGTACACATTTTGGGTATTTTCTTTTGCGATCAGATTTAAGTTTTGATCTGCCACACTTTTTGTAGCCGCCACCTTTTTTAGGCGCGCCAATATCCACCCATTCTTCTTCAAACCATTCTTTAAGTCCTTTGGCCATTATCTATACCCGCCGCCTCTTTTCTTATATTCACGAACCAACCAAGCGTTTGCATAAGCACTTGGATATACCTTAAATTTTCTTTTAGCTTCAGCTTTTACTCTGGCATATAAAGTTGGGTTTGTAGGAGTTGGACCTTTTTTCTTTTTTGCCATATTAATTTACCAGTTTTTACAAGACCAATATCTTGCTGTTAGTTTACTTGGTGGACTTGTGTCGCACTTATGTCTAGCCCTAAAAGATTTTCTTCTAGTTGGACTGCCTTTTTTAATTTTCATGTTGGGATCGCCAAAACGAATAAGTTTTGTTTTGTCACCTTGCTTTGCTAGAACAGCAAACTTCTTTGATTTACCAGGCGTTCTTTTTGGTTTGTTGTAACCGCTAAATCTTTCGCCTCTGTATGTTATTGCCATTAATGTAACCTCTGTTCTTCTATAAAAATCACTTTTGAATCT